TACTGTCAAAGTATGCTAAATCTATCACTAGACTTGGAGTGTTGTAATGCCAACCTGCGAATCCATATCGATTATTTTCCCAATGCTTGCAGACATTTACTATCCAATTGTAGACCAAGGGCCATATGGCAATGTTAAGAAAAATTGGATTCATGACAAGACAATCGCCTGTAATTTTAATTCAGCAGGAACAGCTTGGAAAGAAGATATAAAGCCTAACGCAAACATTACACAGGATAGCATTATGTTGGGTAGAGCTAAATCTGATATTCGTTTTTCTTCTACAGAAGGTCAAAACTCAATAACAAATATTCTTGTTACTAACATAAAAGATAAAAACCTTAACGAGCTTTATCTAGAGACTGCTGGCCCAAGAGCAGGAAAGTCCACACTCTTTGAGGTCGCTACCGTAGAGCCATTTGTGGGACCGTTTGGTTCTGTAGAGTACTACAAGATAGTTGTTCGTAGATCTGAAAATCAGGCGGTAGACCTGTGAGAGTTAGATTTGATGGAAGGCAGTTTGCCAAAGATATGAAAAATATGATGGACTACTCCTCTGGATTTTTAGAGGGTATTCAGTTAGGAAAACAGCAACTTCTTCATTCAATTGGAGTACAGACAATAGAGGTATTAAAAAGCTATATAGACTCTAACGCTAGGACAAACCCATCTATCCTACACCACGTATACGAGTGGAACGAAACTGGCAGCCCAGACAGCAGGCTTTATGATATTGATTATACAATCAGTGGGCTAGGGCTTTCTTTTAGATCATCTTTTAGACAATCAAATAGTATTCAAGATGGATCAAACACACCATTTTATAACAAGGCTAAAATTATGGAAAATGGAATCCCAGTAACAATAGCTCCTAGACAAGCTCAGGCATTACGTTTTGAACTTAACGGAGAAGAAGTTTTTACAAAATCTCCAGTAAGAGTAAATAACCCTGGAGGAAACACACAAGGTAAATATGAACAAACCTTCGATAACTTTTTTAACAAATACTTTACTCAGGCATTTTTAAGGGCTAGCGGTATAGGGGCCTATCTTGAAAATCCAGTAGTTTATAAGAATAACTTGGCAACAGGGAAAAGAGCTGGAAGATCCAAGGGAGTTTCAACTGGCTATCGCTGGGTAGCAAATGCGGGGGTGGCTAAGGTTGGCTAATGACTCATTACTAAATACTCCAGTATTATGGATAAATAAATATTTACAAAGCAAGATTTTGGAAAACACTAGTATAGATACGCCATTCTTTCCAACTCTCCCGTCAACTATTAATGACCTAACGTCTTACTTCCCTACTGGTGGAACTATGGCTACTTGGGATAGATTAATTAGGATGAATAAGAAAAGCTTCCCACACATTAAGTGTGAACAGATTATGTATTACTTTTATGCTACTGGAGATAACCCTATTGAAAAAATGGTTCAAATTCAGGAGCAGGTCTTAAGGTTAATGGATCGTGGAAACGAAACAGCAGAAGAAATCAATAACTGGGCATCAAATAGACAGGTTAATTTGGGCACAAGCCAGAGTCCAGACCTGATAGACAACATGTTCTATTTCCATGACTTTAAGGTATATCAGCTAGAAGAGTCTAGAGATATAATTGACTTTGGAACTGCCAGAACCTACGGCGGAAACAAGATTATTATTGAATATGACTACCACCCAATGACAGAGTTAACTGGGGCTGACTGGGTGCCCGAAAGAAAACTAAAAACAAAACAAATTATTTAAATAGGCTGGTATACTTAGTTTTGAGGAAACACGCCCATATCTATTAAGAAAATGAGGTGAAAAATATGGCATATAACAGAGGACAAAGTACTAACATTATCGTTGGTGCAGCCGCTTTATTTACATACGAGCCAGGTGTTCTAACTGAAGGTCTTCTTCCAGCTTACCAGCCAGAAGGAACTGTTAACAATACAACAGGAACCTACAAAGAGACACTTGCAAATGCAACTAGCGTAACTGCTGGTTTCCGTAACGTAGGTTACACAATGAACGGTCTAGAGTTGCAATTCCAGCCTGACTTCGGTGAGGTACAGGTTGACCAGGTTCTTGACGTTGCAAAGCTATACAAGCAGGGTATGCAGGTTAACCTGAACACTGCTTTTGCTGAAGCAACACTAGAGAACTTGCTATTCTCTCTAGCTGGTAAAGATGATGACCTAACATCAAGCGCAGGTGCTACAGGTATTAAGGCTGGATCTCCATCCCTAAACCTATCAGCAGGTGACATTGGTGAGTGCCCAGTAGAGCGTGGTCTCGTAGCTGTTGGTCCAGGTACAGGTGACTGTAACCCGAACGAGCAGATTGAGCGCATCTATGTAGCATACCGTGCACTTTCTATTGAGAGTGTTACAGTATCTGCAAAGCGTGACGAGCCAACAATGTACGAGGTTTCGTTCCGTCTACTACCAAACGATAACGCATCCTACGGTAAGATCGTAGACCGCACTATCCCAGCAGTATCATAATTTAATATATAACTTAATAACACGAAGCTGTCCAGTCTTTTTAGGCTGGGCAGTTTTGTTTTTGCGGTATACTTAGATAATGGCAACTAATATATATAAAGTAAGTTATTTTGATCTAATGGATGGCACCATTATAGAGGGGTCTCCTCTTAAAATTAAATATTTAAGAGAGTTCATGGATAGATTTGACATAGTAAAAAAAGCAAAAGACGATGAAGAAGCTATTAGAGATTTAGCCTTTTGTGCACTAGTAGCTATGAAGCAATACTACCCTCAAATAAAAACAATTGCTGAACTAGAAGATTCTGTAGATTTAAAAACAATATATCAGATTATTGATATAGCAGCAGATATTAAAATAAGGGACAACCCAGAAAAAGAAGTAAGTAGCCAGGCAAAAGAAGGTGGAGCTACTTGGGAAAACATGGATTTGGCTAAGCTTGAATCAGAGGTATTTTTGCTGGGAATTTGGAAAGACTATAATGAGCTAGAGCTTTCCCTTTCTATGCCAGAGTTGATGGCAACCCTAGAGTCAAAAAGAGATCTAGATTATCAAGAAAAGAAATTTTTAGCCGCTATTCAGGGAGTTGACATAGACAAGAATAGTGGAAAGTCTTCTGAGAATAAATGGGAAGAGATGAAGGCTAGGGTATTTAGTGGTGGAAAAGCCAAGGATGGAAGTGACGTGTTGGCTCTTCAGGGGGTTAATGCTCAAAAGGCTGGATTTGGAATTGGTATGGGGCTTGGCTATGAAGACCTCACAAAACCCCTTAAAAAATAGAGGTTTTTATGTTATAATAGGTGAAGCCTCATAGCGGAAGGACTAAAATAATATGAGTACAGAAGTATACGAAGAAAAGACAATTAAGCTAATTGACGGAACAGAAATTAAGGTTCGTCCCTTAAAGATTTCCTTGCTCCGTCCTTTTATGAAAAAGTTTGAGGGTATTGCAGAAGTTGCAGAGGATAACGACAAGTCAATGAGTATCTTGATGGACTGTGTTCAGATCGCAATGAAGCAGTACAAGCCAGAGTTGGCTGAAGACTTAAAGGCTTTAGAGGAGATTCTAGATCTTCCTACAGTTTACAAGATTGTTGAGGAAGCATCAGGCGTTAAGCTTGGAGAAGTTTCTCTTAACGGCCTTGTCACTAATTAAATAAAGAGGTGCTAGTGGATGGCTGAAGATGCCAATGCCAGAATAAGAGTTGATATTGATACGGCTGAAGCCTTAGCCAATATCAAAAATCTTCAACGCCAGATTTCAGCCTTTCACACTAGCATGGCTAAGGGTGGAGCAGCTGCTGCTGCATCATCAATAAACCTGCAACAGGGCCTACTTAATAGCATCAATAAAACTGGCCAGTTCTCTGCAACAATAAAAACTGTAAAAACTACAACAGATTCTTTTACAAATTCACTTGAAAAGAATAAGCTGTCAATGGGAGAATACTTTAGGTATTCTGGAGCAGCTACAAAAACATTTGGAAAACTTTTCCGTACAGAGTTTGACACGATAAACAAAGTTGCCAGAGAACGTGTTAAAGATCTTCAGACTCAGTACATTAAAATGGGTCGAGACGCCAATGGCGCAATGCAAGCTATTGCGGTCAGGCCCTTATCTTTAGACATGAAAAATTTGGGTACACAAACCCAAATTGCAGCGCAGCGTCAGGCACTATTAAACCAGATGCTAAAACAAGGTTCTACCAACCTTCTAAATTTTGGTAAAAATACCCAGTGGGCTGGTCGCCAGCTTATGGTTGGTTTTACAATTCCATTAGTAATGTTTGGCTCTGTTGCATCAAAAACATTTATGGACATGGAAAAGCAGGCAATTCGCTTTAAACGTGTATACGGCGAAATGTTTACAACAACAGCAGAAACAACAAAAGCTTTAGAAGAAATCAAAGATCTAGCGAATGAGTTTACAAAATATGGTGTAGCGGTAGCAAAGACTATGGAGCTTGCTGCCGACATTGCTGCTACTGGTAAGATGGGCGCAGACCTAACCGCACAGGTTGCACAAGCAACACGCCTAGCCGTACTTGGTGGGGTAGAGCAAGCAGAAGCCTTAAAAGCTACAATATCACTAACAGATGCATTCGGAGTTGCAGCAGAGCAACTTGCTGGAAAAATAGACTTCTTAAACGCTGTTGAAAACCAAACTGTAACTTCTATTGAAGATTTGACAATAGCAATTCCAAAAGCTGGACCAGTAGTTCAGCAACTAGGTGGAGATGTTCAAGATTTAACCTTCTTCCTAACTGCCATGCGTGAAGGTGGTATTAATGCTTCAGAAGGTGCCAACGCCCTAAAGTCTGGTTTGGCATCTATGATTAACCCAACTGGTAAAGCAGCAGAAATGCTTCAGGGTTTTGGAATTAATCTTAAAGGCATTGTTGATGCAAATAAGGGCGATGTTAAAGGCATCGTAATAGACTTTGCTAAAGCCTTAGACACTCTAGACCCACTAAATCGTGCACAAGCAATTGAGCAGCTATTTGGAAAATTCCAGTTTGCACGTCTATCAACTTTATTCCAAAACGTAATTAAAGAAGGAAATCAGGCTAGCCGTGTTTTAAAGTTAGCTAATGCAACCACTGAAGAGTTAGCAATCCTTTCTGAGCGAGAGTTGAAAAAAGTTGAAGACTCTCCAATGTTTAAGTTTCAAAAAGCTGTTGAAGATATCAAGGTCACCCTTGTTCCTCTTGGAGAGGCATTCCTAAAAGCTGTAACTCCAGTTCTAGAATTTGGAACAAAGATTCTTGAAAAGTTTAACGAGCTTGATGCTGGCGCTAAACAATTTGTTGTAGGGCTAACAGCAATTGCTGGAGTAATTGGTCCAGTATTCCTAATGGGCTTTGGTCTTATTGCCAACGGTGTTGCAAACGTAATAAAAGGATTTGTATTCTTTAAAACTGCAATGAACAAGGCTGGCTCAGCTAGCTCTCAGCTAGGTATGCAAACAGAATACATGACTCAGCAACAGCTAGAGGCTTCTGCAGTTGCCGCTTCTTTGGATCAGATTCACACAAAGCTAACTCAAACCTTTACATCTGAAGCTTCAGCTATTAATAATTTAACCGCTTCATATAATAGATCTATAGCAGCTCAGGCACTAATGACTGGCGGAGCAATTAAAAGAACAAGGCCACCTAAGAAGTATGCGTCTGGAGTTCTATCAGTTCCAGGACCCAAGGGAGCAGGAGACGTTGTTCCAGCCATGCTTTCTCCAGGGGAAGCAATTATCCCAGCTAAACAAGCAAGCAAGTACAGTGGCTTTATTTCATCTATGATTTCTGATAACATTCCTGGCTTTAGGTTTGGAATGAATCCTTTTGCGTCAATTCTTGGAAGGTCAAACGTTGGCGTTAGAATGCAGAGTCAGGCCTTTTCTCAGGCACTAGCTTCTGGAAATAAAAAGTATCAAAGCGGTTTTGCTACAGGAACTGGAGACGACTTCCTAAGTAAGTACGGACTAAAAAAGCCTAAGCAGAAGAAGTTAAGGACTAACTTAGAACAAAATATTTTTGGTTTGCCAGGGGACACATCAGGCAGTAAACGCCCAACATATGGCTTTGCTTCATCATCACCCCTTCAGGCAATTTTAAACACACTTCTATTTGGAAAAACTGGGGCAAGAGCTTCAGGAGCAATGAACCCAAGATCATCTAAGCTAGATAGATACGGAGACATTTCTCTAATAACAAAGGGATCTGTAGCTAAAAGATCATCTGCTTATGCTGGAGACATTCTTTTAGATTATTCTAGAAATAAAAACTTGTCAGGTTCTCCAGCACCAATGCGTGGGGCAACAACAGGTCAGTCACAAGCAGCTCAATTTGGAAGATTTGAACAACCATTTGGAAATATCCCAACTGGTGGAAACAGTTTTACAACTAATCCAAAACCACCATACATAGAGACCTATACTCCTGGCGGATTTGCATTTAAAGAAATTGACAAAATTATTGCTAAAAATCCAACAATCGCCAAACAGTTAAGAGCTGAGCTAAAAGAGGCAGGGCTTGCCTCCGTACGTGTTACTGGATCTAACTTTGCTGCAAGGCTGTTTAAAAAGATTGGTGTCCCTGGATATAAGGATGGAGTATTCTCTGTTCCTGGGCCTAAGGGTGCAGGGGACGTGGTACCGTCAATGCTTTCTCCTGGAGAAGCTGTAATCCCAGCTAAGCCAGCTGAGAAATATGCCTCTCTTATTCAATCAATGATTGCCGATAACATTCCTGGATTTGAAAACTCAAATGTAAAGAAAAAATCTGGAATGGTTGTAAAGGATGTTAAGTTAAAGTCATCTGCTGGCACTTCCGCTGCAACCCCTAAGGCTCGCCCCGCAGCCCCCAGAATAGCACCACCAGACACAGTAACTGGATATACAGATTTTGTTACTCTTTTGGGCAAGGATGACAATTCTAACCTTAATAATAGAAAAGCAAACCCTAAGGATCTTGCAGCTAAATTTAGATCTGCTGGAAGCATGGGAATGTCTCCAGTAGTAGATGCAATGCTTGGAGCTATGGGCTTTACAGACCAGAGACAAATTAAGAAAGCTGTTGAGGGTAACCCAGAGTTGGCAAAAAATCTTAAAGGATTTGCAACCAATCTTAGTTCTGGCATTGCTAATGAATTAGATAAAGTTCCAGATGCTTTAATGGGAGATCCAAAACTTTCAAGCATAGCAAAAAAAGTTGGAACGGCAACTGCCAAAAAATTTGGTCCAGACATTGAAAAAGCTTTTAAAACAGTACAGCAAACTCCGACAGTAGGACTCGACGATACAAGAGAAAGAATTAATTCACAAAATAAAGCAAGGGCTTCAGAAAGAATTAATTTAATTTCTGGAAACTCAGGCTATATTGCTAAGGGGGTAGACAGGTTTACTAAAACTGGAAATCTTCTTGGCTTGACAGGAAATATTCCCTCAGATGCAGTTAAGGCTCACCTATCAAAATCTGAACCAGTTAGCTTGTCTGAATTAGAAAAAAACTATAAGCTATCTGATTCAGCACAAGAAGCAAAAGCAAAAAAGCTCAGTGGTATAAAGCAGGTCCATAGAGAAGGTCAAGCTCAAAACAAGGTTATAGTCCCAGCAGGATACACTGCAAAACAGTCTATTGCAGAGCTAGAAAAAGTTCAGGGTGTTCAAAAAGAAAATGTAAAAGCTGAAGAAAAAGTAGTTAAGCAAAAAGCAAAGGTTGTTAAAGAAGATTCAAAAACAACAAAGGTTAAAGCAGCTACCGCAAAAGTTGAAAAAGAAAACCAGGTAAAAGCTAAAAAAGCAGACGCTGCTAGAAAAGGCTGGGAAACCAGAAGGGCTAAAGCTACTGCTGCCAATCAGCCAACCGCTACTGCTCCAAAATCACGCAGAGCTCCTATGGGTCTTGGAACTGTTGGAATGGTCGCCTCTGGAGCTGTTGTGGCTGGTTCGATGATGCCAGGAGTTGTTGGTGAAATTTCTCAACAGCTAATGATGCCAGTTATGGCACTATCCATGATCCTTCCAATGCTAACAAGTAAATTTGCTCTTGTGACTGCAGGAATTGCTGGCCTTGTTGCAGCCTTTGTTTTTGTTCAAATGGCTATAGCAGGAATTAGAAAAGAAAGTGCTGAAGCTGTCAGATCATTAAGTTCTGGAAAAGAAGCAATGTCTAAATTTGCTGAAGCTGCTGGTACAGTAACTGGATCTGAATACATGCAAAAGCGTAGGCAGCAAGAAGTATCGCCTTTTGTAGTTGAAACAGGAAAAACAACTTTTGGTCAATCTTTTATTGATTCAGAAGCTGGAACAGCAATGCTTTCAGATTTTGAAAAACAGGTTGAAAGATTTGGACAATCTAGAGCTATAGAATCATTACAGAAGCAATTAACAACAGCAGTTGCTACTGGAGTTTTAAGTGCAGAACAGGCTCAAAGCATAGCTCAGTCTCTTGGACAAAAATTAAATGATTATGGAATAACTGCAAACATTAATGCATCTATTCAGTCAATAGTCGGTCCAGACGGAAAAGTTTTAGATGGAAACACTATCAAGATATACACAGAGTTTATTCAGAGCTCAACATCTGGAATTACTGGAACAGGCGGAATTCTTCAATCTGAAGATCTAACTGGAGGAGCTCCATTATGGTGGTGGGACACTGAAAGGGTTGCTAAGAGAGAAGGCGAGGCATCTGGAATTATTGCTAATTTCTATGATGAAAACCAACAAATAATTGATGCCTTTGATGCAGAAAACTTAAAAAACATTGACGCCCTATTCGAGCAAGGTAAATATGATGAAGCCCTTGCTGCAGAAGAAACTTATCAGATTGATAGAAAAAACCTTATATCATCATATAACACTAAGATTGTAGAATTACAAAAAGACTTTGCTGGAGTAGACTTTACAAAACAGCAAGGAATTTTGTCTCAGCTAGCAGGCTTGGCAAAAAAGACTGACGCTAAGTTTGGAACTGCAGCAGATAAGTTACAAGGATCTTCTGCTATATTGACAAAAAATGCATTTGGACAAGAAGTTGCTGCAAGTACTGTTAGGGCTACTAGCGGAGGTAGACTAACAGGGGCAGAAAACATTGCTAAAGAGCAAGCTTTTCAGCAAGTTAAGGTTCAGTTCTTAGGAGAAATTGCAGCAGGAAATATAGACCCTGAAACATTTAATGGGTTGCTAAAAATGTTTGACCCTACAACAGGTGCTGGACAAACAACACTATCTATTTTAGCTAAGATAACCACAGAGATTGGTCCTCAAGCACTAGCACAGCTAGAAAATATTTTTGCAAAATTAGAAAACCCAGAGCAAGCTGCCGAAATAGCTGTAAAAATTAAAGACATTAAGAATCCAGAGCAACTTCAAAACACAATTACTACATTAGAAAAGTTATCTACTTTTGATGGTAGGGGTATTGAGGCAAAAGTTGTCTTAGGATTTTTTGGAGAAAACCCAGAAAAGCTAGCCGAATTACAAGCAAAATTTACACAGCTTAGCGATATGGCAGAAGCAGGAAAGCTTAACATTCAGACACTTGTTGATCAAAGAATTATAACTACTGGAGACATGGAAGCTTTTAAAGCAGACCAGGCATACTTTAATAGTCTAGCTCCAGAGCAACAGGTAAGATATGTTCAGGTTTATTTAAGTAAGATTGAAACTATAGCAGAAAATGAAATTGACGCATGGTTTGCCACAAACAAAGATTCTAAGAGAACTAGGGAACAAGTTGCTTCACTTCTTGCAGGTCAGGCAGCAACTCAGTATACTATTTCTAACCCAATCAAGGATCCGACTGCTGAGAGCAAGACTGTAAACAACAATGGCGGAGGAAGAAAATCCGACCCTCTAGATGGTATCCTAAAATCACTTCAAAATGTAAGAAAAGCCTCCATTAATGCTCTGGGCGGAACCAAAGAATTATTTAAGCTTTTTGAAAAAGGCAAAAATATTTCAGTATTTAAGGGAATTGAAAATCAGCTATTAACCTTAACATCTAATACTGATTTTGCTAGTTTTATATCGGGCCTAGACAAGCAAGAGCAAAAGCTATTTATTACTATTAAAAAGGGTAATGTTGAATTAACTAACCGTGGTCGCTTACTAGAAAAGGCATATCGAGCAAAAAGTGTTGGAGACTTTGTTTTGTCTCAGCAAAAATTGGCTATATCATCTAAGAATGAACTTACTGCTAGAAATCTTTTAATTAAAGCTGGATACAGTTATGTAGAAGCTGTAGAGCTTTCAAGGGATGCAGATATAGCAGCAGCCTATGCCTCAGCCGCAGCAACTAAGGGTGCTAAAGCTAGGAAAAAAGCTATTGAAGATGTAGACAAGGCATTAAGAAAAGGTTTAGCTGCACAAAAAGCAACACTTACTGCAGAAGAAAAGTTTGATGAACTTTATGATAAAATTCAAGGAAAGTTAGATGCAGACAAAACTGCTATTGAACTTAAGTTTAAACTTGACTCTGCTGCAGATGACAAAATAATTCGGGATGCAGAAAACAAAATTGCTGGAATTCAATATAAGCTAGATGATCAAGAAGCTGGACTTACATTAATATCTGACAAAGAAGAAGTCATTAATGAAAAGTATGACAAGAGACTTGAAGCTTTAGACAAGATTAAATCAGTTAATGACAGAATTTCACAACAGCAAAAGAACCAGCTTTCTTTGGCTGACGCACTTTCTTCTGGAGACATTGGAGCAGCTGCAGCTGCAATGCAGCAGATTCAGCAACAGTTTGTTTCTGACTCATCTGCTCAACAAGAAGACCTTATTGAAAAAGCAAGACAGCAAGAGCTTTTAAAAGTATCTGTATTAGTTAATGGTGAACTAAAAACAAGAGAGCAAATTGAAAAAACAATTAAAGATCTTCAAAAAGAAATTTTTGAAATAGAGGAAGGTAGGCTAGAGCCTGCATTAGAAAGAAACAGACTTCTCGTTGTTGCTAGAGATGAAGCCCTGCTAAAACTTGACCAAGAATCTGATAAGTGGCTAGCAGTTAAAAATAGCATTGAGATAGCTAAGTACGCAGCCTTGGACTATGCTCAGGCTTTAAGAGACGCAAACGCTTTAGCACTGCAAGCAGTTGCTCAAATAAATAATCCATTAGCGGCTACTGGACAAGAACCAGTAGTACCTCAAGATGTTGCACCAAAAAATGATGTCAAGGCCAAGCTTGGTGGAACACCAGCTCCGACGGTTACACCAGACCCACTAACTCAACAACAAATAATTGCAAGAGACCAAGCCGCCAGCCAAGCAGCGTTCAAAGCATCTGGGCTTTCTGCTTCTGGATACATTAAACAGGTAGAAGCAAAAGAAGCAACCAAAGCCGCAGCTGACAAAAAAGCTAAAATCGCTGCAGATCAAAAGTCTAGCAAGGCCGCTCAAGTAAAGTCTGGACTTTCTACTGCTGCCTATATAAAACAAGTAGATGCAAAAGCAGCTGCAAAGCCTACTGGCCCAGCTCTTAGAGCATTACTGAGGGCCAATGGCGGACTTGTTAGCTATATGTCAAATGGGGGCACTCCAAAGGTTGCCAAGCCATCTTGGGCAAAAACTGTGGGTACTGACAGAATTCCAGCTATGCTAACCCCTGGAGAATTTGTAATAAACAGACCTGCAGTCTCAAAGATTGGTGTTGATTCATTAAAGAAAATAAATAATGGAGAATACTCTGGCGGTTCAGTGTATAATTATAGCGTTAGCGTAAATGTAAAAACAGATGCAAATGCAGATCAGATTGCAAAGACTGTAATGACACAAATTAAACAAATTGATTCTCAAAGAATCAGGGGAGTTGGTCTAAAGTGATAACCAATAAAGCCTATCTTCTTGGAAGGTCTAAATATGCCAGACCACAAGCTGTCCTTTTTGCAAACAATCCAGGAACGGTTGTTGATGGATACTATGTCCCCAACGGTCTTGAATATGGAGCTAAGACTCCTAGTGCTGCCACTTTAGAAGATATTAACCAGTTTATGATTCTTTCTGACGACAATAGGTCTGAGCTATCTTTTCAAAGTGAAAGAATAGAAAATCGTCAAAGAACTATTAATGGAAGAATGAGATCTTATTTTGTTTCAGATAAATTAAGGATAGATGTTTCTTGGAATAATCTTCCATCTAGGTCTTTTGCCACTAAGCCAGATTTTGCAGCAGAGGCAGGTGTTACTGAAGAGGTTGATGGTGAAACAGTTTCCGTATCCCAGGGTAAGAGTGTTTACTCTAGCAATAACCTATATGAATATACTACTGATGGTGGTGCAGGTGGAACAGAAATCTTAAACTGGTACAACACTCATCCTGGATCATTCTGGGTTTATCTGGCTTACGACAACTACCCGACATTTGGAAATGAAGAATCAAGTTATAATAATTTAAATAAATATAATGAAATTATAGAAGTGTTTTTCTCAGACTTTAACTATTCTGTGGTTAAGCGTGGAGGAACTAATTTTGATCTTTGGAATGTTTCGTTAAGCCTGGAAGAGGCTTAAATGCTAGGAGACAGCCAGTTAAAAAATCATCTAGAGTCTTCGTCTGTAATCAATGTTGAGTCATTAATTATTGGAGAATGGAACCTAAATTTTTCAGATAATATTTATAGAGTGGGAAACTACAGATATAGGCCAAACGATACAGACTATCCTCAGTATCAGAACCTAATTAATACTTTTGATGAAAACGATGAGGGTAATTTTTATACCAATGCAACAGATGCTGATGTCGTTATTGACGGGGGATTTGAAGATGATGATGAAACTCCAGTAGTATTTACAGCAATAAAAGATAAAGAAAAGATGCTTTATTCTTTAGAGGACTGCTTTACAAAATTTAGACCTAGGTCTGGAATCAATAAGCTAAGATATTTTGATAATCAATTTTCTCATCACAGCAACATTGATTTAGCTCAAAGGCCAAGATTCTATATGTCTAGCAAAGATGATAAGTTTAAATACTGGACATCTTATAGAACAGAAGATGGCATAGAGCGAGGAATTGCAAATAAAAGAGTTAATGGAACAAACCATATTGATGACGCTTGCCCATTTGTTATTTATAAAGAACCAGTCCCAGCAAACAAGATTATTGTTAAAATGCAAACTAAGGTTGGAACAAAAGACCTTGGACCTTTTAGAAACTCAAGCTCTTCCTTTGATGACCCATTCTTTGGGAATGAAAATCAAACTACTCCAGTAAAATGGAAGATTCAATATTTAGAAAAGAATAATTGGGTTGATGCAGCATCCTTCTTTGGATTTAATTCGTCATTAGATCAGCTTCCAGTGATTGGTCCAGATGGGTATGTAGAAATTTCTTATGGTCTTAAGATTCCAGAAAAATATAGAACTACTTTTATTTTTAGTGGAGAAATATCTGCCTCTAGCTTTTTACCTATTAGTCCAGCGATTGGATCTGCCTTTTTAATAAAACAAAATACTGGCGACATTGGTGTATATCACATCTTTACAAAAAATGGATATGAAACTTTCGTCCCATCCTATGGCTGGCAATTGTCTAGAGATGTTGTTACCGACCAGTCTGGAATGGTCACTGATTTAACCAATCCTAAAAAGTACGTAAGATCTTTAGACAATAAAGAATACTACACAGAATTTCAATACATTCAAGGAATAAGGGTTGTTGTAGAGTCTATGAATAAACAAGATTCTACTTTGGATATTATTGAAATTTCTCCAAGACTTACAGCAGACCTTTCTGATAAGACCACTGGATTCTCTGTCACAAAGCCTGCATCAGACCTAGGGGTAACTGGAATGCCTGTAGGGCAATTGCTGGCTTCTACGGGCTCCCTGTCGCTGTTTGACCATGATCAAGCCTTTAATGCTCAAAACACAAATAGCATTGTTTCAAAGTATATTGCTAAGAATTTGCAAATTAAGCTTTATGAGATAGTTCGGGAAGTAGGCGATTTTCATTACCATATTCCCATTAAGACAATGTATGTTGATGGTTTTCCAGACCTAGCTCCAACCAACAGAACCGTTAACTTGCCATTAAGAGATTTAATGTTTTATTTTGAATCACTTACTGCACCAGAATTGTTAATTCAAAATGCATCTCTTAGCTATGCCGTTTCTTTATTGCTAGACTCTATTGGATTTTCAAATTATATTTTTAAAAGAAATCCAGGAGAAAACGAGCTAATCATTCCATACTTCTATGTTGGACCAGATACCTCTGTTGCACAGGCACTAGAAGATTTAGCAATCTCATCTCAGTCTGCAATGTTCTTTGATGAAGAAAATAACTTTGTAATGATGAGCAAGGGCTACATCCTACCAACAGAGTTAGAGCGTCCAGCAGTCATGACTCTTAGGGGTTCTAAAGACTCTGCTAAAAACGGTATAGTTAAAAATTCAAAAATAGGAACAGGTATTGCAAACATTGTTGATTTAAGCTATAGGTCAAATGATATTTTTAACGATGGCGTAATTAGTTATAAAACTAGATATATTCAAAAGACACTTGGCTCTCTTAAGCAGGCCAGTAGTATTTCAAAAAATAGATCTTATGTTTATGCCCCAACACTTTTGTGGGAAATATCTGGAGAAGACAAGCCAACAACTTCAAACGATGTAATAACTCAGGCAGGATCATGGTCCCTAGGAGCAGCTCCGTTAAATTCAGATCTTTCAGCAGAAATTCCAATAGTTCGTAATGGAGTCGTTATAAACAATGCCATGGATGTTGGCGAGGGTATTTCTTACTTTGTTTCAAGATACAATGGATACGTTTATTCTAATGGGGAAATAATTAAATACGATGCTATTCAGTTTAGTATTCCGCAAATTACAACAGGCGATGATGTTTTTGCTCAGGTAGAAAACAACGTATGGATTACAAGCCTTCAAGAATATCACAATTATTTTTCTAAACTTTCTTTTAATGGAAAGATATACCCCACTGGACTAATAAGAATATATTCTGAGCCAGAATATGAAACCGTTTCTGGAGTCCAAAGGCTAAAGAGTGGTGCAGTTGCAAAACACGGAAGAGGCCAGTTTGGAACTGAAATAACTAGTCACACAGCAGGCGCAGGATCTTATTGGACAGATAAGAATAATCTTCGTGGTTGCGACATGAATTTTGACTATTTATCATCCCAAAATATTCCACAAAACACAGACACCGCAGCAGCTGGAATAAACAATTCCTTAGCTCAAAAAACACTAGTTTCTGGTATGGTAAAAAACTTTTTCGCCACTACCTTTTTTGAAGAATCTAACAACCCAAATAGATACTCAAACGCTACAGAGAACTCTCAAGCATCCGCTTTGTCCATCTCTGGACCTTCTTTTACAACGGTTGAAAAGCCAAACGATTTTGTTTCTTATGTGTATAAGCCATTAGATAAAAGCTTTAAGCACTTTGGAACAAGAATGAGGATTGTTGGAAAAATAGAGAATAGCGAAACTATTGCCCAGAGTGGCTCTGGAAGCAACCCATATTTCTGGGGAAGCAATAAAGACTCTCCAAATGAAAACATTAGCCTTAGCGGTTCTAGTGGTGGGCTTGCAGTTATGGTAAATCCAGAAACAAACGTTGGATACTATTTTGAGATGATAGCTCTATCAGAGAATAACATTAACGCTTCATCTACAGAATCAGACTTATTTAATATTGTATTTTATAAAATAAAGTCAAACACATCTTATGACTTTTTAAAGACAGACAACTTAGCTGGAAACTATAATGGAGTTTCTATTTCATCTGCATCTAACGGTAGATTATCTATTGGAGGCCAAGAAGTTTCTGTAGGAGATAGAATTCTTTTACAAGCACAGACTGCGTCAACTCAAAATGGTTATTATATTGTTACAGCTGCAGGATCTTCTGAAGTGGGAAACACCAGACCATGGTCAATATCTAGGGATGACAAGGCTGTCCCAATTAAAATTTGGAGCGGACTTTCTAAGATAAATGTTGATAGTGGACTTTTTATAACACAGCAAAACGTTTCATCCTCAGAGTTTTCAACGGTATACGATCTCGCAGTTGAATATCAAGACGTTGGTGCTTCTAGAAAATTTTACTTATATGTAAACAACAATTTAGTTGCTTCCCCAATAGATTCAGAACCTCTTCCAGTGTATAATAATATGGCTCTTTTTGTAAGAGGATCTTCTAAGTGCTTGTTTGAAAATGTATATGCAATTGCAAACAATTATTCTCAGAATACAGGATTTGCTTTAAATACCCCAGTTAGCTATGCCTTTGGAGATTCTCAGGTTGATGCTAGCGAGTCTCTAAAAAAATATGCTGTAAGTGGCATGGTTCAATCAACATACCTTTCAGGACTAAGTCCAAACGAGCCTGGAAAGTTCAATATGTATTTTGAAGAGTTTGGAGCTATACTTCGAGAAGCTGCATACTTAAAAATAAGATATGATAGGTATCCAGCTCTGTATGCTACTATAGCAAAAACTTTTAGCAATTCTAGGGGTTATACAATTTCAGGATTTAGTGCTGGAGCTTATGGGGCTGAATTTTTGATCTTTAATGCAACAAATAGCATCTTAAGCATAGACTCTTCTAGCGCAGAATATTTAAGAATTTCTGGAATTACCTTTACACAAGAATCAGAAAAGCAGCTAACTGTTGATGATTACTTTAGCAAAAAAAGTGATTTTTCTAACCCAGTAATAGTTGACGGCAATCTAGTTTCTTATCCACAAAAAGCAAAAGAAGAATACCAAGATATTAAAAATAGTCGAACAACATATGGAAGAAAAGAATTCTCAATTAATCCAGTTTATGTTCAGACTCAAGATGATGCAAATAATCTAATGACATGGATGGTAGAAAAAGTTATGAAGCCAAAAAAGTCTTTAGGGGTTAAGCTTTTTGGTGCAATTAACTTGCAGCTTGGAGATATTGTAAAGGTAGATTATCAAGATGCTAATGAAATTGATTTAGCCGTTTCTTCAGACTCAAGGTTTGTTGTTTATAATATTGAATATTCTAATTCTGGAAATGGCCCAGAACTTACGGCGTTTTTAAGTGAGGTTGTCTAGTGTCTGATAATACAAGTAATTCTGGAACTCCAGCAACACCAAATTCTCCAGCTAACAGAAGCGGTTCAAGGGTTGATCCTGTTAAGATTGCAACTCCAGATGTTATGCTTTATAATGTAAGCGACCTAGAGGTTCAGGCTATCAATGATATTCTTTTTGAGAATATTGGGGGACAAGAACTTATAAGTATTTCTAGAAATGATATTCTTAATGGCCAGAATATCAGTGTCCAGCCAATTAAAAATCTTAAGTCTTTAGCCTTAAAATATAACCCCAAAAACATAGTTAGTCTTTCTGATAATTCAGCATCATTTTTTAGTAACTTTCCGATCGCTTTAGAAAATTACTTGCCCAATCAGGCATTAGGCATAAAGCTATCTGAGATAGATGCTGATGGGAACCTTGTAATTAATTTTATAAATGTTCCAAACGGTGAGCAAATTGAAGTACAGCTTTTTGCTGGAGGAAACATATTGGACGAAACCATTTTTAATGATACAATGTATGGAGGAGTTTCATGATAACATCAAAAGGCAAAAACATTGTTGCCAAATACTTAATTGGACAGGCCCCAGCCTACGCCTCATATATTGCAATAGGCTGCGGACCTCAGCCACTATCTTCTGAAGATGCTTTAGAGGATTACTCATTAAAGCAGTCTTTAGATTTTGAGATGTTCCGTGTTCCAATTGTTTCACGAGGCTATGTCTCTGAAAACAATACAGAAAGAATTGTTTTTACTGCAGAACTGCCATCAGAAAATAGGCACGAGATTAGCGAAATTGGGATTTATTCTGCTGGATCTAATCCATCTTCTGTGGGAAATGATAGTAGAATCTTATATTCATTTGGTGCCAATGAGCAATGGGAGTATCACACTGCAGCTGAGTCAGTTCAAGTCCCAGTTGCTTTTGGCTATGGACCACTTGACCCAGTATCAAACTTGGGGAACATTGAGTACGTGGGTAGCCCAGTTTTTAGAACAACTCCAGACAACAGAATTTTTGCAAACCCAGCCAGACTTTCTAGATATGAGTCTACAAGATTCTTAAATGAGACTATTGCAATTGCTGGAAATGATTCTAATTTAAAAATTAAAACAGCAACAGTAACAGGAGTTTCTGGAAATGGGACTTTGGCAACTTATACTATAGAGGCTGGGCATTCTTTTGTTGTTGGACAAACTGTAGATATCTCAGGTATTAGCCCCACCGCTTACAATGTAACTGGGGGAACCATTACTGAAAAAACTTCAACAACTTTTAAAATTGCAAACACTTCAACTGCCTCCTACGTATCTGGCGGTAAGGTTAAAGATAGCCATATTGTTATTGAGAGTGGATCGAACCACATACACTTAACTGGCATATCCCTAGACTTTAACAAGAATGCCCCAACAGATGAGATTAGGTTTGCATTTTCTCTTGTTAGCAAAAATGCTTTGTCTGGATCTCCACAAAATGCTAAAGTCATTTTAGAATTTGCTTCAAGTGATGACCCAAATGGAAGTCAGTTTGCTAGACTAGAAGTAGATATCGATGATGTTAACTTTACAGCTGGAGTGGCTCCAGAAGAAAGAAACTTTGCTGACAATCGTTACTTTGTTGTTTCAAAAGAACTTCAGTCACTATATAAAACTTCTGCGTTTACCTGGAGCAGCGTTGACGTTGTAAAAATATTTGGCTGTGTTCTAATTGATGGTGTACCATCTACAGACCATTTTATATTTTTAGATGCTATAAGGCTAGAAAACATATCAACTGTAGACCCACTATACGGATTAACTGGATACTCAAAGGTAAGAACTCAAGACGCAAAAACTATAGTAAAAACAGCAAACACTTCAAACTTTGTTGAATTTAGATTTGCTCTTGGCATAGACTTGGGGGTAACTGGTGGACAATCTTAAAAAAGCTAAAATTTTATTATCTGACATTCCTATAGTAGATGCTGAAAATCAATACATTGTAAGGTATCGAGTAATATCTGAAGATAAAAACAGAGTCTCGCACTGGTCTCAGTTTTTAAAAGTTCCAGGCCCAGCTATATCCTCATCTGTAGATAAGGGAGCAATTAGCGTTACCATTAAAGACATTACGGTAAGCTGGCTTGATTCTCCAAAAAGGGGGTCTTACGATGTATTTGTCAGATACGGAAACAAGGCAACACCAACATCTCCGATTGTGTGGGGAAGCTATGCATACTCTGGAAGCTCATCATCTCAATCTTTTGTTATTCTTAATAATGTAACTGCTGGATTTATTGGAGTAATAGTTCAGGTTTCTGGGAATAAAACTATAAACTCTTTGCTTGAGATATATGAAGATTTTTCTACTTTAAAAGCAGAAATTGATGGAGGAAACGCAAATGGCATTTAGCATTCAACTAAGGAGAGACACTTCTGCAAATTGGGGAACAGCAAATCCAGTATTGCTAAAGGGAGAGCCTGGTTTTGAAACAGACACTGGTAGGCTAAAAGTAGGAGACGGAGCTACTGCCTGGAATGTCTTAGCATACTTTGTTCCAGATTCTGGTCTAACTCCATCAGCTCCTCCGACTGGGAGCATTACAATGTTTGCTGGATCTAGCGCACCAAGCGGCTGGCTTATTTGTGATGGAACAGCGTTGTCGAGAGAAACCTATTCTTCTTTGTTTAGTATTGTTGGAACTATCTATGGTTCTGGGAATAATACAACTACCTTTAATATTCCAAATCTTAAGGGCAAGGTTCCAGCTGGATTTGATGTTTCTCAAGCAGAGTTTAACACTCTTGGGCAAAATGGTGGATCAAAAACCCACACATTAACTGTAGATCAAATGCCAAGCCACACTCATACTCAAAATGCTCATAACCATACTGGATCTGCAGATTTTGGAGGTTCCCACGCTCACACGGCAAGTTCGGAATCTGCAGGTAGTCACGGCCATACGGCGTCAACAGCTTCTGCAGGAGCACACGACCACAATAACATTGCTTCTTCTGGTAGCCACGATCACAGCTACAATGTTGGAAACACTGTCACTAGAGTATCTGGAACGATTAATACTGCGTCTATTGTTCTTGGTACGTCCCAAACAACTGGAACTAGATCACATACACACAACATTGCTTCTGATGGATCCCACAGTCACACAGTGACAGTTAATGATGGCGGGTCTCATTCACACACCATAACCGTAAATGATGGGGGTTCCCACTCACACACATTGAGTGTAAATAACACAACTGCAACTAATCAAAATACTGGTGGTGGAGCTGCACACAATATTCTTCAGCCATATTTAGCACTAAACTATATAATCAAAGTATAAGGAGAAAAATGCCAAAATCAATAAAAGAAATTCCGTTTTGGGGTATCTTGGGAGATTGCTTCCCAGAGTTACTTTCAGATGGATTGCTAGAAATTATTAGATCAGAAGACGAATCTTTAATTACTGATGATCAGTGGTGGGCCATTGCTAGATGGTGGAGGGGAGCTCTTCTAAATGAATCAGATTGGTCTCAGGTGCCAGATAATAGCTTAACAGAAGAGAAAAGACTAGAGTGGCGTCTTTACAGAGAGGCTCTCAGAACCCTTACAGATGAATACGAAGATCCAAGAGATGTCGTATTCCCAGACATGCCTATAAAATAAAGCTTTTCTGTGATATAATATAAACACTATGGCTAAAATTCCTTTACCAGAACGTGGTCAACCACTTGATCTTTCTTATGTGTATCAGCTAGCGACAGCAATTAATGATATTTCATCTGAGATATCTCCATCAATTTACAAGTATGTTTCTATAGATACTCCAACTGCAGGCCCTCAAAACATCCGTGCTTCAGAGTCTAGAATTATTGCTGGGTATTTAGATATTGCAACTAACAGTAATGTTAACAGTGGAAATGAAAAACCTTTTATTTATAACTTTAAGACTGATTTTAAATATCCGCCTATTGTCACAGCTACCCTTATTAACGTGGGCAACACACCAGCTGGACAAAATGTTTCTGTAATTTTAACTAATGTTTCTACTTCTGCTGCAGAAGGTATTGTCAAGTTTGGCTCTAGCGGAGACCTCTCTGTTGGAGTTAATCTTATCGCAATTGGCGTTCCAAACTAATTTTAGGGGCATCCTTTTGGGCATAAGAAAAGGTAGCATAGAGGATAATGAGTATAACTCTAAACCAGCTATTCCTGGAAATAAAAAAGTTTGGTTTTTAAACGGGGAATTGGTAAGAATTCATCACCTAAATAAGTCTAATGGAATTATGTCTGTCTATAACATCAACAAAGATAGAATAGAAAGCTGCCTAATATCAGACTTTAAAAAGAATAGGGAAAGAGCTTACACTGTTGGAGAAACTGCAGAGCTAGTAAATAGACATAAGAAGTATATGCCTAGTCTGATGAAAAGAGGGGTAATTCCATTCCCCACAGGATCTCAAAAAGGTGGAGAAACTGCTTGGCAAGTAAGGTCTTATTACTCTGAATCACAAGTAAAAGAAATTCGTGATATACTTGCTACCTACCACATGGGTAGACCAAGAAATGATAAGTTAATAACCAACGATATTACTCCTAGCCGTCAAGAGTTGACAAGGCGCATGGGAGATGGTATACTGACTTATACGAAAACAGAAGATGGCAGATTTATTCCAGTTTGGTCTGAATCTATATAATAGAAAGATAAGGGTATGGAAAACGAAAACACTAAAGT